ATCTTGATCAGCAGTCAGAGGTGTGACTTTCGCATAGACACCATCGAGTTTTGTTGATGCAGCACTCAAATCATCTGCTACGACATCAATTTCTTGACGCACCGCAGCAAACGAGTTTTCTGTACTTTGCTTATAGGTATCAACAACAGACAAGACATGCTCATCACCAGCAACACGCTGCTGGCTTTCATGTGTCAGACCATCACTAAGATTTTGAACAGCACTGATGCGAGCTTGTGATTCTGACGCGATATTATCTGCAACTTGATTCACAGCAGTAATACGCTGTTGACGTTCTTGATCTATATCTCCATTTAAGTTTTGAACATCACTGATACGGGCCTGTGATTCTGATGCAATATCATCAGCAAGTTTCTCGACATCATTGATACGCTGCTGACGTTCTACAGCCAAATTCTGATTAGCTTGATCTGCAGTATTTTTGGCATCTTGAATACGTTGATCATAAACAGTCAGATCACCTTCAATGACGTCAATCTTGTCGATTTTCTGCTGTAAATCCTGATGCAGTTGCGTTTCAGTAATTTTTCCAGACAAGATATCTAAAACATCTGATGCATCCGCAGAAGTCGTAGCGCTGGTCCACTCGGACCACTCACCCACATTGCCGATACGATCGATCAATCGAGCCTGATAGAACTGAGTTAAATTAGGCTGCAAACCCTGAATGGTGTGTGTACAGGTCGGATATGCAAACAGGCCAAGTTGAGCAATGTTACTGTTACCATTCGGCGAAACTTGGATCTCTGTATAGGCGGTATCAAGCGCACCTAATGGAAAGCCCCAATTCAATTTCATACCAAACAAGATACCAGTCGCTTCAATAAACGCGACTTTAGGTGGCTTACCTTGCTTACCCGATAAGGCGGTCAGGTTTGAAGTGGTTGCCAATGATGCAACATCAAAAGCTGAGATTGCAGTGACACGTGCCGTATAGCTTCCAGCATAAATGCCTTGAACTTCAACGGACGTATTGCCAGTTAATGGTAATTTTATCCAGCTACCATCATCCTTACGCCATTCAACCAGATATTTAACGGCGTATTCCGCTTTATTCCAACTAATCACCATAGTAGCCACGCTCAGTCCCTGCTGAACAGAATCGTAAGCTTCGATTTGGATATCAGTTACTGCTGCCTGAGCAACAGGATTAATAATTGATACCGGAACATTTACTGTCGCGGCACCTGAGTCAATTTCATCAAATTTAGATGAATTGTATTCAAGTGCGGTTACCGTAAACTGATGTGAATCATCTTGTTTAACACTCATCACTCTAAACTTTCGTGTAGCAAGATCCGCTGAGTCAATGGTCCATGCATTTTGGGCAGCTACTGACTGCGCATCAAATGGCGTACTAACAACGACTTCACGGCCTGACACACTCAAGATTATTCGACTTGTTGCTTCGCCAGCTTCACTATTGATATAGATGGTATCGCCAGATTTAGCAGTAATCTCCCGATCTAAAGTAATGTGTTTAAAATCTTCGGAAATACTTGAAACTCGCCCACCGATGAAGCGACCTGCATAGTGGTTATCAGCAACCGATATCACTTTACCTGGTAGAGGAATATTCCCGTCTAAACCCACTTTAAAGGTCACTGACTGAGTATCTTTTTGTTCTGAACGAATCGCCCATGCACCTGCACGCTGTGCCTGCCCACGACTTGTGCACCCCCATGCATCGAGTTGAAGAACTTTCACTCCATGTTTGGCAATCGCAGCCTGATCACGTACAAACTCGTATTCAGTCTTAAACCGGTTATCTGGATTATCCCAAGCCACTTTGGCAACGGTGTGCCGGTCTCGAGCACGCGTGCCGGTATACTCGAAAGCACCGTCAATCACATTCGCATTGGTATAGTTGAAGAATACATCTTGAGGCATATCCGCATCACAGACGATACTGTCGCCATCCCAATATGAAATTGCTCGAAACACCCCTGCAAGGCGGCTCAATATCGTGTAAGCGTCGTCTGCAGATTGAATATAAACATTACAAGTAAAACGCGGTTCAAGCCCACCTGCACCATCTGAGACTAAACCATCGCAGTACTGCCCAAGCTTATAAAGAGATGCCTTATCGAGCATTTCTGTGCTAATACGTCCACCTAATCCGTAACGTTTTGCTGTACAGAGGTCGTAATAGATCCATGCTGGGTTGTTGGAATAAGCACGTTTGAATGATCCATCCCAGATTCCGCTATAGACACGTGTCTCAGGGTTGTAATTCGACGGCACACGAATTTTGGTACCACGAGCTCGAATTGCAACTTTGGCCACACTCGAAAAGGTTTCAGCATCATACTGCAATCCAAGTAATGCAGTGTTGGGATAACGGAACTTCGCATCGATGACTTCGGCATAGGATGCTACATACATCTGATCTGTGACATAGTCTGTACCTGCCGGAGGAGTGAGGCGGCGCACGCGAATGTTCCATCCAGATTCTGATTTTGGCAGATCAATTCGATGTGAACGCTCATAGCTTGCAGATGTTTTGTCGCTGATCTGCGTGTTTAATACTTCAACGTAGGCAGCGCCATCCGTAGATACATCCACTGCATAGCGGATGGTTACCCCTGTTACGTCACCAGTGGATGCATTGGTTGAACGTAAAGCTCCCCATTTGAGTCTTAGTCTGACAGCATTGATTTCCACATTGGTCAGTGAACGAACCCAAGCTGTGCTTTTAAGCTCTACATTTACATCAGTCTCGCTAGATACTTCCGGGAAACCCTCAATGTAAGTTTGATCATTGGTCCCATTTCGATAATCCCATGAGACAGATTCAAAATTTTTATTGCCATTGCTATCAAGTATGGGCGTTTCTTCCAGATAGATCCCCTGAGCACCATTGACTGGTCCTTCAATTTCTCCTTCCGCGTAACCGTACAAAATTTTGATATAGGTTTTAGATTGAGCTGAATCTGTTGCAACAACTGGCGTACGTGATGATGAGCTGGTTTTTTTGGCGCCCTTAACTTTTACATTCATGACTAATCCCACGCAAAAAAAAGGCGCTCAGGGCGCCAGTTCAATTATTAATTTTCAAAGCTGATCTTCTGGATATTGTCCGGCGGATATAATGAATCCCCCGACTTCACGCTCACCATAAAGGATTGCTACTGGATTGCCCTGAGCTACGGTAGTTACTGCTGAACCAAATCCGTGATTGGCGCGATTGCCGTCACTGTTGGCATCCTGCGTTGTTGTTTTCGGCATTAACATTTGCGCAATACCGCCTACAAACATACCAGCACCTGCACCGATCAAGGCCATACCGACGGCGGTACCTATACCAAAAGTAAATACCCCGACACCGAGCATAACCACACCCAGCACAGTCTGTAGTAGCCCACCCCCTGCACCCTCAACAATAGGTACAATTCGGATCAGCGCGGTACCAAGATTCATATCGACTTCTTTATCAGACAATGTTTGACGTTTATCGATAAAAATAGAAAACCGAAGCCCGTTGTGATGGGCATTCAGTAGAAACTGTTCAAGCCCATTGATTTGAACGGCCAGTAGGCGCATGGCATCTTGAACACTATTTACTTCCAGTCGCCACTCTTTGCCAAATTTCTCTCGAAGTACACCGTGAAAGCGTATTGTTTTAAAAGACATCTTTCATTTCCTCATGGCGTAAAATGAGCACAGTTCGCTCCTGCCAGTTCGGCCCATAGATTTCACGTTTAGAACTATGGCCATACGGATGATGTAAAATTAAAGTACTTCCGATTGCAGGATCTACTTGTTCCGACTTGAGTTGCCAGCGATCTCCGAGCCAGATCAAAGCATGATTCGGATGCGCAGTTCGACCCACTTTGCAAACTAGAATGTCACCGTAACGAGGCGTAGAAACTTGATAAAAACCGGCTGATTTGAAATTGGCCATATAAAGCGATGCGTGCACTTCATCTTCCCACCAGTTATCTTCTCGCTCAAAATCACGTAGCGAGATATCGAGCTCACGCGAATAAAAATCTTGAACTAAGGTGTAACAGTCCTGCCAACCATGAAAGTAGCTTCGTCCGAGTAAAGGTGCCTTGAATCCGCAGGGTTCGTACTTTGCAATCGAAAACTCAGGATAGGAGCAAATCAACCAAGGCTTTTGATGTAGTTCGATTTGATGGCGATCTAGGGCTGATGCCATAGTTGTTCCATCCGGATGAGAATGAACATAGGCTTGAATCTCAGCCTGATCTTCGATTCTGGCCAGTTCCATACTGTCAATTTCAAAGTTTAATCTTGGATTTTGTGCCACGTTTTTAAGTCGTATCAATTCTTGATCAACAATCACGCCACACATTTCGTCGGGATATGCCTCACTCGCTGCAGTCAAAATCTGCTTTTTAATTCTCGCTGTCAGTTTCATAGGACACCTTGTTTATCCGAATAAATTGGAAGCAGGAAAGCCACCGAAGTTTTCTTCGTTATTACGAGACTTGCAGGCAATTAAGCGACCAGAGCATTTGTCTTTTGATGGATCATCGGTAGCCTGATCTTTATCATCAAAGTATCGCAACCCAGTGTACTGACACTCCTCGCCGCGATAATCACCATTGATGCACCAGGTGCAGTAACCAGTAATATTACGGACAGGGATTTTTAGCCCTTCAAAATCAACAGGATTGGAAAGTTCAAACGTGACTGTCTGGCTATTTTCAGAAGTCTTCTGTTCGATATACCAGATTTGAGTCTTTGTCTGATTTGAATCGGCAGTTGGATTTCCGTTACTAAAATTTTCAGCATCCAAATACTTTGCAAGTGTTCGAATTACTTTGAGCTTTGCCCCTGCGAAATCCTCGAATTGCAGACAGTAAGCAGAGACAGCGCCTTGAATACCGTTAATGTTATTGGCCAGACTGAGTGAAGGACTTGAGGCTTTTCCCGTGGCATTCATTTCAAGGCCATCCACCTGTAAAGCCATAGGCTCAAACACTTGACCCTGCCAGATAATATTTCGCATCCAGACTTTTGAACTGCCTACATCAAAAAGCTTATCCGCTGAAATGAGCGTTGTATCTGCTGTGAAGCTAGTGCTGTCCACTGTCTGATAAATCTTCTGCCAGTCTTCATAAGAGATATGACCGTGAAAACGTAAAATGCCAGCTCCTAAGCTGCTGGCATCAAGTTCATAAAGCGTGATCAGTCCATCGACATACAGCTTTTGAAAATCACTGTTGAGGCTCATCTGGTAATTCTCCCAAACCATCTGACTTTAGAAATGTCCGCAAAGATTTACGATAATCAACAAGTACGGCTTTATCAGTGTTCAATTCTTCGAGATCACCATCTTCATCTTCAATTGCATCATTCAAACGTGTGATTTCAATACTGACCCGATCATATTCACTTTGTGCATGAATCATTTTTTGCTGTGCAGCAATTGCGGCTTTTTCAGCATCGGTGAAGTAATTTTGCGGATTCAGATGACGATCAATTTCTTCAGCGGTCATTGCTGTAAA